GTTAAAGCTACCGCTTGTATCAAATACAAGGCTCACATTGTTTAGCGTTACATTGCCGGTAAATGTGTCACCAGCTTTATTTGCTTTGACGTTATTGAGAGATGACAGCATGTCTTGGACATTGCTGCCTGTAAGACCAGAAATTGCAGTTGTTGTGATGTTCGCTGCCGTCTGCGCTGCCACAGTGGACGACACATCAACATGCGTCCAAGCTGTGCCATCCGACAACACAATGTCCGGAGGCGCCAAAGCAACAAGTGGGGCGTTACCCGTGGTAGGGGTGCCGCCCTCGCTGACAACGAAGTAGTATCTGCTGTTTGTGCCAGATGGCGCTGGTAGCGCACTGTTAACTGAAAGACCAAGTGCGGTACCTGCGCTGGTCAAAGTGACGATTTTGCCGGCGCCGCTGTTGTAAGTAGGATTGGCGCTAAACGTACCAGCGAAGATAATTTCGCCGGCGGTAATGGTGATCGGTTGCCAAGCGTTACCGTCGTATAGGTAGAGGTCGCCGTTTAGGGAATCGTAAAAATACTGTCCGTTGTAATCAGGAGTGGGGAATACAACGACGCCATTAGTTGAGCCCGCACCACCGATTTTGGTGACGGCGTTGTTTGAAAGCTTGGTCCCTTCAATCGAATTAGCAGCAAAACGGGCTGCGTTGATCGTGCCGCTAGTAAGCTGGCTGGCGCTGAATTCAATGTCAGTCAGATCTGCGCTGACTAGGTTGCCGCCAGCAGTGACGTGTCCTTGGGCATCAACGGTGACTTTTTCGTAGGTGCCGGGTGTGACGGTGTTGGTGTGGCTGATGGTGCCAGCAGCATTGACGCCAAGGCCGGCGCCAGGGGCAACGACACCGACCGTTCCAGATGTGGCGACTGGTACATCCGCGCCAATCAGAGCACGGCCTTCAGTAATCAAACCCTTGGCGCCGTAGCGAACAAGGTGATAAGCGCTCGTGTTTGCAGTGACCGTGTTATCAATGACGATCTGGTTCCCGCTCATGGCGAGACCGTTGCCATTCACCAGAACAGCACCCTTTTCTGTGGTTGTAGCAGTCGGCAGATCTGCCGGAGCAATCACGCGGTAGGTGACGGAACCAGCGCCAGACGTTGGGCCAGCCAAAAACTGATTGGCGGCGCCAGTGTCGTCAAGGGTCGTGTTGAGTGTGACGCTATCGCCGGTTTGAGTGACGGTGACGTTGACAACGCCAGCGCTACCGCCAATTACGGTGTTAACGGAACCGCCGGCTTTGATTGCTTGCCAAATGGAGCCGTCCCAGCAAGAAAGTTTGAGGTCGTCAGTATCGAGAGCGAACTGGCCAACAAAGTCACCAGTTGCGGGAAGTGTACTGACAAGACGCGTTACAGAGTTATCACTAAGCTTGGCGGCGTTTACAGCGTCGTTGGCGAGCTGCGAGGTATTGACGGTCTCGCCTTCGAGGGCGCTGCCTGGGACTGAACCAGCAGCGAACAGGATTTTTGCGCTCGGGATTGTGTCGTCGGCAATCAGCGTGACAGCCTTGCCGATGCCGTCCGAGATCGTGATGCTGCGTGTCTCGCTGGCGCTGGTATCAGCGACGGCCAGCAGGTCGTTGGCAGCAAGATTTGCGCCAGCTAGCTGGGGTAGTTCGCTGATCTTCAGGTCAGACACAGCTAGCCTCTCGTTCCGGTGTACTCAGTTTAGACATCGCTGTCTTCCAAGAGCAGATAGCCTCCGCCCTGTTCAAGCACAATAGGATCACCCGTCTCTTGTAGCAACTTGCGGCGTGGCGTTGTGTTGGCACGCAAGCGGATCGGTCCTGTAGCTACAAAATCAATCGTCGAAACAATAGTGTCACCAGGGGCAAAACTTGTGGCGCTACCCGTCACGATTGCATCAAATTCCCACCAGAGCTGGTCGTTGACTTGGGAGCCAGCAAAAGCACCGCCGCTAGCTGACGCACCAAGCGTCTTAATGAAAAACTTCGCGTGGAAGGCAGAACCAATTTCGGTGCGCAATACCAGTTGCATTAGGTAATGCACAGGCTCTTGATTTAGCTCGTTGACATAATCCCATTGCGCAGTAACTCGACCACTGCCGCTAATTAAACTACTGTATTGCTGACGGTGTTCGTCCGAGAGTGTTGTAGTGTCAACCGTTTCGCGTGTTGTATTGAGTTCGTAGTCGCTAATTGATGCCAGTAATCTTCCTGCAAGATCTTCAATTTCAACTCTTATAGGAATATCGCGGTTAATGTCGGCAAGTTCAACAAGTCCAGCGATACTGCCTTCAAGGCTGTCGTTAAAGTTGTCGTATAGGCGAATAGAACCTAACTCGTCGATAAAGACGTACCACTTGCCGCTCTCGTGGACAGTGCCATCGTCCCAGCCACTGGGCGACACAAAATCAAGATCGGTGCCGTCTGTCGTGCTAATGGTGACAAGATCGCCGCTGATCAAAAAGCCTTCGTTAAAATCAAAGCTGAAGCGGTGGCGCGTGCCATTTACGTCAGACGGATTGACGACAGATTCCTTGAAGCCTTCGAGCGATTTGCGGGTCAGCTCAACATTGCCGATATTGCCGAGGTAAATACCCATTACAGTGTCACCTCAGTTAATGGGCCAGTTGCTTGGAAGCTGATTTGTGCTGAAACTATTTCACCGACACTAGCGCCATAAGAAACGCTGGTGATGTAGGCAGAAAAAGAAACATCCCAGTTTGTGTTGCCCTGGACAAGGCGTAGGCGAATAGTTACGGTATCCGCATCACTTACGCCAGTGACCTTCAGGACTCTACGCAGTTGCCTTGCAGCGTCGTTGCGCCCACCGTCATCGCGGTAGTACAGCAAGGTGGCGCTACCACTAAATTCTTGTACGCCGGGGACGTAGGTACGTTGTGAACTACGGAGGCTGGTGGTCTCCAGCATCTCCACGCTGCCAGTCAGAGTCCAGTTTGTGACCTTGACTTGAGTGGCACCGTCGATCAGTAAGGCGCCGTCTTTGCCAGTAAATACTTTGGCCATTAGATGACAGCCACCAGATTTACTGTAACGCTACTGCGACCTGGGCGAACAGATCGCAGTTGTGGTTCGGCTTCATAGCGCCACTTGCTGCCCGCTGGTGCCTGCATTGCAACCGATGTTCCAGTCAGCACAGCAGCAGGTAGATCAAATGTGCGCAGCGTGCCGTATTGCGCGTCGTAATCGGTCAAGAACAACTGAGCGTTGCTGTCAGTGAGGTTGTCGTAACTCAAGGACAGCTTTGCGTTGCTGCGCCGGTTGCCGTACAAAATACGAATTTCAGATCCTGATTGCGAATTGAAACGCTTGACCGGCCAGTCACCTGGGCTGAACTCGCGGCTTGTTGGAACCAGTGATGGAAACGCCATTACTCTTGCACCTCAAACGTGCCGGTCAAAATATCTGCTGCAACAAGGCTAGCGCCGTTCTCGGTTACAGGAACGTGGATAGCTGAGATGCTGATCAGGCCATCCTCTTCAATGGTTAGCTGCTCCACTTGGTAGATCGCTTGGTTGTTTTGCTGGGTCAGCAGCGTAAAAAGACAGCCCCATACATTATCGTCAAGGACATCACCTTGAGCTATCGTGATGCTCTGCTCGGTAATTTGCCCCGATGCGGGGTCGTAAATAAGTGCAGTATAGTCACCATCCTTTATTGAGCTGATTGCAACAAGCGTGCCAGCGTCGGTAATCGCACCGTTGTTTTGCGCTGAGTATGTAGTGCTGGTGGTCAGTACGCGGATATACGAGCCGGGCTCGATGCTCAAGCCATCTGGCACAGTTTTGAAGGCGACGCTATGGGTGATGCGGCGACGTGTTGCCAACAGGAATTTTGCCGTGAGTAGAGCCTGAGCGCGGTTTGTGCAGAAATCGCTGAGGTCGATGTTTTGTTGGTTCGAGGTGTCACCGCTTGCGTCGGTCCAGGAAACAACGGCAGAGCGCGGTGTAGGTAGCTCGTTTTCTAGTGTTTCGCGCCACTGCACCTGCACCGTGGTGTCAATCCGCTGTGCTGCATCTAGGTAGCTGAGCTGCAGGCTGCCTTCAATGATGTTGCCTGCAGTGAAAATTTGTTCCACCGAGATCGGTAGTGCTGCGATTTTGCCGTTGCTGTCGTAGGGAAGTGCCGGCATCATGCCGAACCGCCCATTCTTGATGGTGAAATTACAAAGCTGCAACGAAGCTGCGTCGTACAAGAACGAGCGCAAGTTTTCCGATTCTTCGATAACGCCGTCAAAGAAAATCTTGTTGGCGTTCAGGAAGCGGG